TTTTACGGTCTTGGTTTGATTCATATGATAGGTGGCATGGCTAAATCTGCAACCTCAATCCTCAGACAGCTTGTCGATGCAGGAACTCTAGCCAATCTCCCGGCAGGATTAAAGTCCAGAGGACTGAGAATCAAAGGGGATGACAGCCCTATATCACCAGGTGAGTTCAGAGATGTTGATGTTCCGGGTGGAGCAATCAGAGATAACATTACATTCCTTCCCTACAAAGAACCTTCTCAGACTTTGTTTGCTTTAATGCAAACGATAGTTGAGGAAGCAAGAAAGTACGCAGCAATCCCAGATATGCAGGTTGCTGACATGAAAACAGATGCGCCTGTCGGCACAACACTAGCTATTATGGAACGCTCCATGAAAGTTATGAGTGCGTGTCAAGCTCGCCTTCATGCAGGGCTAAGACAAGAGTTTCGTATTTTAGGCAGGGTTATCAAAGATTATATGCCAGCAGAATATGATTATGACTTCGGAGAAGATTTTGATCGTCAGAAAGATTTTGATGGCAGAGTTGATATTATTCCCGTGTCAGATCCTAATGCGGCAACAATGTCACAGAGAATAACACAGTATCAAGCGGCACTCCAGTTAGCGCAGCAAGCACCACAGATGTATGACCTTCCTGTTTTACACAGACAAATGCTTGAAACCCTGGGGATTAGAGATGTAGATAAGATTATTCCATCAAGTGATGAAGTTAAACCAGAAGATCCAACAACAGAAAATATGCACTTGATTAACATGAAACCAGTGAAAGCGTTTGAATACCAAGATCACGAAGCACATATCACGGTTCATATGACAGCAATGCAGGATCCTAAAATACTTCAAGTTGTAGGGCAAAGCCCACAAGCCAAGGGAATACAGATGGCAACTGAGTCTCATATCAGAGAGCATCTTGCCTTTGCGTACCGAGATGAAATTGAGAAACAACTGGGTGTTGAGTTACCTCCATACGGAGAGAAACTACCAGAAGAAATTGAAAAACGTCTGTCAACTCTTGTGTCTCAAGCTGCTGTTAAGCTTTTACAGAAAGATGTTGCTGAAGCACAGGCACAACAGAATATGCAGAAGATGCAGGATCCACAAACACAAATTGATATGGCTGAAATACAGATTGCACAGCAGGATCTTGCTCGCAAAAAAGAAACAGATCGGTTAAGAATCATGGCAGACCTTGAAAAAGCAGGGATGCAACAAGAAACAGACATTATGAAGATGAAAGCGCAGAAAGAATTAGAAGGAACGAAGCTTGGTGTTAGAATTGCAGAGAAAAATATAGACCAATCTCTCAAAGATAACGAATTAACTAAGAAAGAAGCTCTTGAGGGTGTAAAAATAGGGGTAGATATAGCAAAATCTATTCAAGAACAGACAAAAAACAATCAAAACAACAAATAATACTTGACTAATTGTTAAAGAGGAATCTATATGGAATTTGAAAACGCTTTATACACCCTAAGAAAGGCAATTAGGGAGCATATGAATGAAGGTGCAGACCATTTGTCTACAGGCGGTGCTAAAAACTTTGAAGACTACCAGAGACTGGTAGGAAGAATAGAAGGATTAGCAATAATAGAGCGAGAGATTCTTGACCTGGAAGAAAAAATTCAGAAAGGTTAAGTATAGGTAAACGTAAAGCCTTTAATTTACGCACACTAGGGGAAACCCTTGCAAAAGAGAGTACATATGACAGCAGAAGACAGTCAAGTTGAAGAAAAAACTGACGAAACGCCTTCCCAGCTGCCCGAACCTTCTGGATACAGAATACTTCTTGGCCTTCCAGAGATTGAAAAGAAGACCGAGGGCGGTGTTATAAAACCAGACAGCATAATAAACACAGAAGCAATGGCAACCGTTGTCGCATTTGTAATTAAAATGGGACCTGACTGCTACAAAGATAAAGAAAGATTTCCTTCAGGCAATTTTTGCAAAGAAGGGGATTTTGTTCTTATCCGAGCCTTTCAGGGTACTCGTTTTAAGATACACGGAAAAGAGTTCCGCATAATAAACGATGATAATGTCGAAGCTGTAGTCGATGATCCAAGAGGATATAGTAGAGTATGAGTGAAGCCGAGCAGAAAGAACCAGATTTAGATATTGAAATTGTTGACGATATACCAAAAGAAGACGCTCCTTATGTAGGAAAAGAAACTAAAGAAGGAGAAGATGATCTTGGTGATTATAGCAAGAAAGTTCAGACTCGAATTAAAAAATTAAAGTTTGACTTCCATGAAGAGCGCAGGGCAAAGGAATCATCCGAGCGTATGCGTGAAGAAGCTATAAGAGTCGCAGAAATTCAACGATCTGAAAATGAGCGTTTGAAAAAACTTCTTGATCAAGGAAGTGTTGCTCTTCAAGACGTTAGTAAGAAGAAAGTTGAAAGCGATCTTGTTGCAATACAAAAAGAATATCAAGATGCTTATGACGCTGGCGACTCAGAAAAGATGGTGTTAGCCCAAAAGAAATTAGCTGATGCAACTTATGATCAAAGAAAGATTGAGGAAGCGGCACAAAATTGGAACAACCAAAAAGCTAATGGTGTTGATAAGGGAGAGCCTGTAGCACAACCACAAGCTCCGCAACAGCAACAAGCTCAAGTTGATCCTAAGTCTGCAAACTGGCTCAAGAAAAATTCTTGGTTTAATTCACCAGGTAATGAAGAAATGACAGCCTTTGCTTATGGTTATCATGAAAAATTAATTCGTCATGAAAACATAGATCCTCGTTCAGATGAATATTACCAACGAATTGATAAAAGACTAAGAGAAGTTTTTCCGAATTACTTCGAAGATTCGGAAGAAGAAGCAACTCAGGAAGATACTGATGGTTCTATTGAAACACAGATTCCTGAAAAAACAGGTTCTAAACCTGCACCCGTGGTCGCTTCGGCTAAACGAAGCAATTCAAAAGCATCACGCAATGTCAAGCTAACAAAAACACAAGTTCAGCTTGCCCGTAGACTCGGATTAACAAACGAGCAATATGCAGCTCAATTAGTGAAGGAACAAGCCAATGTCTAAAGAGCGTACAAAAAGAACTGCTGAGACTCGTGAGAGTCAAGAACGCAGCAAACCTTGGACACCTCCTTCTGTTCTACCAGAACCAGAGCCTAGAGATGGCTGGGTTCATAGATGGATTAGAACTTCGATGGCTGGGCAAGCTGATAATAGAAATGTATCAATGCGATTTCGTGAGGGCTGGGAGCCTGTAAAAGCAGAAGATTATCCTGAGTTAGAAGGATTTCAAACTGACGTACAGTCTAAATACCCTGGCAATATTGAAATCGGTGGACTTCTTCTCTGTCGTACAGCAGAAGAAACTATGAAGCAAAGATCTGAATATTATCTTAAAAAAGCCCAAAATCAAATGGACGGTGTCGAGCAAAGCTATATGAGAGAGAATGATCCCCGTATGCCTCTATCAAAACTAGAGTCTTCAACGAGGGTTACTTTCGGAAAAGGTGGTCCTGATAAATAATTATTAGGACTGAAGTATAACTCGATTTAAAAGGAGGTTGCTATGAGTGCAACTGCTGCTCCGTTTGGGCTACGCCCAATAGGATCTGTGGGAGGATATACGCCACAATTAAGGCAATACCCAATCCTCTCCAGTGAATCTACAAGAATTTGCTTTGGTGATGTCGTAAAACTCACTGACGCAGGTTCAACAACAACAATTCAAAAAGATACAGGCACAACAACTGCTACGCCAATAGGTATTTTTATGGGTTGTCGTTTTATTGACCTTAACTCAAGTCAATTAACTTTCAGTCAACAGTGGTCAGGTGCCGCTAACACTGAAGGTATGGCTTATGTTATGGATGATCCAACTGCATTGTTTACAATTCAAGCTGACGCTACTGTAAACGATGATGACTTAGCTGCTAACGCTGCTCTTGTTCAAGGAACATCCAGTTCTACACTTAGTATTTCTCGTGTTTCCCTAGACATCAGCACAGCCGCAACAACAAATACTTTACCAATTCGTATTGTTGATTGGCTTGGTGGTTATGACGGAGATGAGAAAGGAACGGCTTTCCCAATTATGGTTTGTCGCTTCAACGCTGGTCATCAACTTTCACTTATTGCTAGTGGTTCTACATCCACAGCACCAAGTGCAGCTTAGAGGAGTAATTATCTAATGGCTATTTCAAGAGCGCAACTCCTCAAGGAGCTATTACCTGGTCTTAATGCATTGTTTGGTTTGGAGTACAATAAGTACGAAGACGAACACGCAGACATTTATGAAAGCGAAGCTTCCGATCGTTCATTCGAAGAAGAAGTAAAACTTTCAGGCTTTGGTGCAGCTCCAGTGAAACAGGAGGGTTCTAGTATCGCATATGATACAGCACAAGAAAGTTTCACAGCTAGATATAACCACGAAACTATTGCAACAGGTTTCTCTATAACTGAAGAAGCAATGGAAGATAATCTTTATGATTCTCTTTCTGCTCGTTATACAAAAGCCCTTGCAAGAGCTATGGCTTATACCAAGCAAACTAAAGCAGCAGCTTTACTCAACACAGGATTCGACACTTACACAAGTGGCGATGGTGTGACATTGTTTAATGCATCTCACCCAACAGTAGCTGGTGGAACTAATTCCAACAGACCTGCTGCAGGTGCTGATTTGAATGAAACAAGTCTTGAAGCCGCTGTTATTTCAATTGCTGCTTATGTGGATGAAAGAGGTCTTTTGATCGCTGCTCGTCCTAAAAAGCTCATTGTTCCCCCTGATTTAATGTTCGTAGCTACTCGTATACTAGACAGTACACTACGTCCAGGCACATCAGACAACGATGTAAATGCGATTAATTACAGTAGCACTGTTCCAGAAGGATATGCAGTAAACCATTATTTGACTGATTCAAATGCATGGTTTTTAACAACTGATATTCCTAATGGAATGAAGCACTTTACCCGTACACCGCTTTCAACAAGCATGGATGGTGACTTTGACACTGGAAATGTTCGTTATAAAGCAAGAGAAAGATATAGCTTTGGCGTATCTGATCCTCTTGGTATTTACGGATCTCCTGGTTCTTCATAAGAACTTTGTATTCGATTGGGGAAAGGGGCTTCACAGCCCCTTTCTTTTTATGTATAATAAAATATTCCTGACAGCTACATGGTGTAGCTGACACTAGCCACGACAGGAGATTACATATGGCTAATACAACTTTTAACGGACCAGTTCGTTCAGAGAACGGGTTCGAGCAAATTACTAAAAACGGCACAACAGGTGCTGTGACAACCACTCTCGACATTGACACAAGCGGTAATATTACAACAACAGGTTATGTTGCCGAGCAAAAAAGAGTGATTCGTCAAACAACTGCTGACGGTTGGAACGATGGAGCGGTTACTTTAACAACAGCACAAAAAGGTTCTATTATTCTTCTTGATAAGGATGAGGCAACCGTTGTTACTCTTCCTGCAATTACTTCATCAGACATTGGTGTTTACTATACATTTATTGAAACAGTAGCATCTGATAATGCAAGAACAATCGTAACAGGCTTTGACAATGACTACTATGTTGGTGGTCTTGTTGTTGGAACAACAGCAGCAGAAAATGGATCAAAGTGTTTTGTACCAGCAGGTGGCACAGATACAACAATTAAGTTTGATGATAATCTTGCTAACGGAATGGGAGCTTTAGGTTCAACAGTTTATCTTCATGCTGTTCTTACAGGTAATACTGGAGCAGGTGGTGGAGCAAAACTTGTTTGGGCTGTCACAGGTCACGTTGGAACTTCCGATGCAAATGGTGATGGTACTGCTATCTTTACATAATAAGGAGTAAGATATGTCAGCAAATGATGTACAAGCCAGATATATAGCTCCTGCGGCATCTGATGATAACGGTATCTCTACTGCGGCTACGTTAAGTGGAGCAGGAAACTTAACCATCAATGGTGCTTTAGCCGATGGTGGTTCGGTTACTTTAGACGATGCACGACAAGTTATTATCACAAGTGCAGGAGATGATAGCGGTGATACGTTTACCGTCACTGGCACAGATGAAGCAGGCGATGCCCAGACAGAAGCTATTACAGGCGCTGACACGGGTGTTGCTACAGGATCTAAATACTTTACAACAATAACGCAGATAGCAGCTTCGGGTGCTTCTGCTGGTAATGTTGAGGCAGGAACAGGAACTTCGGTTGCTGCTAAAATTGCCCGTAATCGTGTTCGTTTACGGGGGTTGCGATATGTTGGCGGTACAGCGGGTGGCGCAATAGAGGTAAAAAATACGAGTGCAACGGGATCATCACTTTATAAGTTTGATGCTAATGATGTAGACGATACGATTTATCCAAGCATACCAGACGGAGGAATAGTTTTCTCAGGTGGGGCATATGTAGTTTATAACCAAACCCACGTAGTAAGCTTTACAATGTTTTATGAAGGATAAACTAAATGGATCTCGACCCGGTTATACTTTGGAACATTGTATTAACTGTGGTTGTCGGTCCAGTTGTGCTTTGGGCTAGATCAATGGCTGCGGAAGTCAAACGGATAGATGTCCTCCTTAATAAAACTAGGGAGGAAACTGCCCGTGACTTTGCAACGAAACGAGACCTTGAAACTGATGTTTCAAGGGTACTCGCACAACTAGATAAAATGGATAAAAAACTCGACAGATTATTTGAAGATAGGAGAAAGTAAATGCCAAGTGGTAAAGGAACATACGGAAGCCAAGTAGGCCGACCTAAGAAAATGATATTTGGTGGTGCATTGGTAAGGGGTGGTATGAAATTAGCAAAAAACCTTATGCAGAAAAAAAGTAAAAAAATTATTGATATAGAAAAAGTAAAAGATCTTAAAGGAAATATTAAAGGAAGAGACATCGCCAAACAAAACAATCAAGCTGATAAAAAGGTTTTAGATAGTTTTAAAAACAATGTTCCAAAAATTGGACAGGATGTTGTAGGTAAGATGTACGGTGGTGCAGTTAAAAAGAAAATGTACGGTGGCAAAGTTAAAAAAATGGAAATGGGTGGCAAAGCAGGCTGTCCTATGAAAATGCGCGGTGGCGGTATTGTTGAAGAAATTAAAAGATCTCCAAATGCGGCTATGGTTTCTGATAGTTTAAAAAGAATGGCAGGGATGTCTGGTAAGATGGACGCTCCTGTTCAACGTGGAATGAGAAGGCAAAGACCTCAAAAAGAAATAATGTAAAGGTTATGAACAATGGCAACAAGCGGAACAGCCACATTTAATCTTGATATAAATGAGATTTGTGAAGAGTCCTTTGAAAGAGCAGGACTCGAAATGCGTTCTGGTTACGATTTAAAAACAGCACGAAGAAGCCTTAACCTTATGTGTCTTGAGTGGGCAAACAGAGGTATTAATCTTTGGACTGTTGAAGAAGGTTCAGTAACCTTGGTTACTGGCACTTATCAATATACATTGCCAGCAGATACAATGGATTTACTTGATCATGTTTTAAGAACAGGATCAGGAACTAGTACGCAATCTGATTTTAATTTAGCCCGTATATCTGCAACAACTTATTCACAGATACCTGCAAAATTAACCCAGGCACGACCAACTCAAATATATATAGACCGACAAAGAGATGCGCCTGTAATTAATTTGTGGCCTGTTCCAAGCTCTACATATAACAATGATATAATTCGGTACTGGCGTATTAGAAGAATACAGGATACTGGGACATTGGGAACAAATGATCCTGATGTGCCATCAAGATTTTTACCTGCATTGATCGCAGGGCTGTCATACTATATAGCAATGAAAAAACCAGAAGCGGCACAAAGGATACCTGTTTTAAAAGCTTCTTATGAAGAACAGTTTGAGCTTGCTGCTTCTGAAGATAGAACAAAAGCACCATTAACATTTGTACCATTAGCGGATTATTTTGGACCATGAGTAGACCATACGCAAGAGGAAGATATGCTTTTGGATTCTGTGACAGAACAGGGTTTCGTTATCCTTTAGATGAGTTAATTTTTGAAGTTAGTAATGGTGTCAGGACGGGAATGAAAGTTGGTCGGGATGTTTATGATCCTGATCAACCTCAAAATAGTTTAGGAAAAGTACAATTTTCTGACCCCCAAGCTTTGTTTGAGCCTCGACCAGACCAAGGAATCGAGGCAAGTAGAGCTTTTTTTGGATGGAACCCTGTTGGTGATGGTGGCGATGCACCTGATGGTAACGGGGATATGGGTTTAACAGGCAGTATTGGCACTGTCACAGTATCGGTGAGTTAATTATGGCTTGGACATTAACAACTTTAAAAAGTGCAATACAAGATTACACAGACAATAGCGAGACAACTTTTGTAAATGATCTAAGCACTATTATTCTCAATGCAGAAGATCGCATTATGAGTCTTGTAGATCTTCCTGATTTTAGAAAAAATGTAACAGGTACTATTTCTTCTGGGAACAAATACTTAACTATGCCCACGGATTTCTTGGCACCGTTTAGTCTTTCTGTAACCACCTCTAGTACAGTTTTCTTTCTTATAAATAAAGATGTTAATTTTATGCAAGAGTCTTTTCCTACGACAACCACAACGGGAAGACCAGAGTTTTATGCAATATTTGATTCATCTAACTTTGTCTTAGGTCCAACACCTGATCAATCTTATGATACAGAGTTGCATTATCTTTATAAACCGACAAGCATAACAACATCAGGTACAGGAACTTCATGGCTCGGCACTAATGCTGCTGATGTTTTATTATACGCATCTCTAGTGGAAGCTTATACTTTTATGAAGGGCGAGCCTGACATAATGGCTGAGTACAAAGAAAGATTTAATGAAGGTATAATGCGACTTAAGAATCTTGGAGAAGGTCGTATGACTAAAGATCAATATCGTAATGGTAAATTAAGGATACAGGAAAGCTAATGTTTGATGTTTCGGTAGATATGAATGTAGGTCATGTGGATGTAAGCACGACTCATTACAGAGGTCATAGCGTAGATGATTTAACAGATATGTGCCTTGATCATATTATGACGGTATCAAAAAACGCACCTCCTGAAATAAGAGATCAAGCCTTTGTTTATAAGGAAAGAATTAGAAGTGTTATAAAGCACTATATGACACAAGCGGTAAAATCTGATAGAACTACATTATATAATAAAATGACGCAAGAAGGTCATGAGGATATAGCAAAAGCTATATTGAAATTTTAGGAGATTGATATGGCAATATCACAAGCGATGTGTACCAGTTTTAAACAAGAGTTATTGGTAGGAACTCACAATTTTACAGCAAGCACTGGTAATTCGTTCAAGCTTGCTTTGTATACATCAAGTGCTTCTTTGGGTGCCGGGACAACAGCGTATACCTCCTCTAACGAGGCAAGTGGTACGAACTACTCTGCAACAGGATCTGTATTAACAAGTGTCACACCGACAACAGACGGCACAACTGCTATATGTGATTTTAGTGATTTAACTTTTAGCAATGTAAGTATTACTGCAAGAGGTGCATTGATTTATAATGATACACAAGCAGACAAAGCTGTTTGTGTACTGGACTTTGGTGGCGATAAAACTGCAA